GAAGATTGGGGACTGAGCATTCAGTGGGCACGCTTGGGGGTGGCAGTCGCCGCTACGCGCTGCGTGCCACTGGTGCACTACGGAAGCCAGGGGTATCCCAACTATGACTGTACGTGACCTCATTACCACCGCCTTACTCAAGCTCGGCATCGTCGGGGACGATGAAATCCCGTCTGCTAGCATGGCCGCTGGGGGCTTACGGTGCCTCAACTCCCTGCTGGATGCCTGGGCGCTGGAAGACCTGCTGGTGTACGTCATCGACCGCCAGATCTTCTCCTTGGTAGGGGGCATGCAGACGTACACGCTTGGCCCTGGCGGGCTGTGGAATACGACGCCGCTCTATGGGGCGGGGTGTCCGCGCCCGATCCAGATCAGCCAAGCGTGGTGGCAGGAGCCGGCGACCCTCATTGAAGAGCCGATTGCCGTGTTGCGCGATCACCAGGACTATCAGAACCTGCGCTCCGTGCCGATGACCATTGGCTCGCAGGTGACGGCACTCTGGTATGACCCTACTGCGCCGCTCGGTCGCGTCTTTGTGTATCCGACGCCAACCATGGTCGCCAATATCATTCTCTATCTGTGGCATCCCTGGAATGCCGCCAATACCTTAGATACGGTGATGGTGCTGGCTCCAGGATACCAACGCATGCTGGAGTATAACCTCCCAGTGGAAATTTCCAGTGAATATCCGGGGACACTGCGCCCAGACATCCTGGCGCTGGCAAACGAGAGCCGCGAGCGGGTCCAAATTCGCAATGTACGTGTGCCTCGCATGACGAGCGATGTCGCTGGGGTGACGGGCCATGGGGGCGAGGGACGCCGCTCGCTCTGGGGCTTTACCGATTGGTTGACGGGGAGCGATTAGGTATGCCCAGGCTTCAGTGGATCGGGCAATCATCCAGATATAAGAATCCGCAGCTAGATTCCATGCGCCTTATCAATGCCTTTGCCGAGCTGGTCGAGAGCAAGCAGGGAGCCACCGTGACCGCCCTCATTGGCACGCCTGGCCTGAAGCTCTTTGTGACCTTGCTGGCTGGGGGACCCGTCCGTGCGCTCTATCAGTCCTCCGACCAACGCCTCTTTGCCGTGCAGGGCAATGCGTTTGTCGAGATTTTCGTCTCAGGTGCTCTCGCACAGTACGGGACCTTAAATAGTATTAATGGCCCCGTGAGCATGGTGGATAACGGTATCCAGCTCATGCTGGTTGATGGCGTGGACGGCTACTATCTCACGCTGGCGACCAACATCTTTACGCGCATCACCGATGGCAACTTCCCAGGCTCCACACACGTCACGTACCTCGATGGCTATTTTGTCTTCCCGGTGCCAGGGACGCAGCAAATCGGCTGGACCGACCCGCTCAGTGTCACCTTTGACGCGCTCAACTTTACCGCCGTGGAAGGCTCTCCCGACCAGATGGTGAGCCAGATTGTGGTGCATAAGGATCTGTGGAACTTTGGCGAGCATACGACCGAAGTGTTGGCCGATGTGCGCGATCCCGACCGCCCCTTCCAGCCTATTCCTGGCGCGTTTATCCATCAGGGCTGCGCTGCCAAGTTCTCCCCCTCGCGCGTGGGGGAATCGCTCTACTGGCTCTCACGCGGCGACGACGGGCGGGGGCTCGTGGTCCAAGCGCAGGGGTACAATCCGCAGCGCGTCTCCACGCATCCCGTGGAAGAAGCGATCCAGAGCTATAGCACGATTGACGACGCGATCGGTTGGGGGCAGCAGTACCGGGGGCACCATTTTTACTGGCTCACATTCCCGACCGCCAATGTGACGTGGGTACTCGACACCACGACGGGGCTGTGGCACGAACGTGGCGCGTGGGAGCCCGTCATGGGCACCATCGGCAGGCATCGGGCGAACTGTTACGTGTTCGCCTACGGCAAGCATCTTGTGGGCGACTATGTGGACGGGCGCATCTACGAGTTAGACCCGGACACGTATACGGACGCCGGGGCGCCGCTCGTGTTTGAGGCCGGGCTGCCGCCCCTATTCGACAGCGAGGGTTCCAGCCGAGTGCGGCATGATAGGTTACAAATTCTGTGTAAGACAGGTGTAGGGCTCGACGGCATCCAACTCGGGGAGGACCCGGTCGTGGACCTGCTCATCAGTAATGACGGCGGGAATACCTACGGCATTGTGCGTTCGATGGAACTCGGGCGTATCGGCCAGGTGCGTACTATGGTCGAATTTCGTCAGCTCGGGAGTGCCTACGACCGCAGGTATAAACTGCGCGTGTCGTCGCCAGTCGAGCGGCAAATCTATGCCGCCCTTGTCGATTATGAAGTGTTGGGAGCCTAGCGATGCCGGGAACCCTAACCACCTCGCTCGCGCGCACCCCAATGATAGACGCACGGAGCGGGCTCATCACGCGGCCCTGGTTGCTCCATCTCGACACGCTGGGACAGGAGGAACAGATGGCAGTGCCCTATGCAGACCTGGCGAGGCGCGGGCAACTGTTCCTGGCCGCGATGCAGGCGCCGGTGCTCTTTCCAGTGGGCTTAACGACGGTGGGCAGTGGCCTGACGCTCTTTAATCCGGCAGATGCCTTGGTCATGCTGGCGGTGCTCCAGTGTACGGTGTCGATGACCGGGACGCCGACCGCCGCCGTACAAGCCAACACGGTCATGGCCTATGCCGCCAATGTCGGGACGCCGACGAGCGCGGTGCCGATTGTGCCCGTCAATGGGCTGGTGGGGGGCACGGTGGCGCCGGTAGGGCAGGCGTATAGCTCGTGTACGCTGCCGGCTGGGCTCGTGGTCGTGCGTCTGCATCCCGTGAGTCTCAGCCATGAGACGGCGGTGGGCGGGCAACGCTTGAGCGCCGTGGATCAGGTTGATGGGGCGCTCTGTCTGGCACCAGGGTCGCTTGTCAGCCTGCAGAACCTGGGGTCAGCCTTCGATGCGATGATATCAATATGCTGGGCGGAATTGCCGCTGAGAGGATAAGGGTATGGCCGGAACAGTCCGTACAGAAGCGTACCCTGAGCAGAAGCCGCTCGACGCGAACCCACAGGACTATGGTGATAGGGCTTTTCCTGATATACCTAAAGGATATAAGACATGGACAGATTACGTGAAGGCCGTCCTCACCGCCAACGAGAGCGGCAACAAGGGACCGCAGCCGTATAACCAATACGGCGACCAGGCGAACGGCGAGTCGCCAATGGCGTGGCTCCAGAGCACGCTTGGGTATGCGCGCCTGGCCCCATACCTCGATCAGGCGGACCCGCAGATTCAGGGCATGCTCGACAATATGTACTACGCGGGCTCCTCCTACGATCAGTACAACCCTCTAGGCGATCCCTTCACCTCAGCGCTCGCCGTCCTCGGCGCGGCGGTGGGCGGCGCCTCGCTGTACGGGGCGCTGGGCGGCGCGGCAGAAGCGGCTGGAACGTTTGCCGGTGGCGCGGGCACAGACTTGCTCTATGGCGGCGCCGTCGGGGGTGATCTGCTGGCCGGTGGTGGCGGCGCGGGGCTCACGGCTGGCCAGGCCGCAGCCCTTGGGGGTGGTGGTGCGGGTGCGCTCGGTGGCAGTGCAGCGCTGGGTGGCGCTGGCGGTGGTGGTGCAGGCTTTCTCGCGGGGGCCGCTCCAGCGGCGGCAGCCGCAGCGCCAGCAGCCGCGGGAAGTTTAGGAGGTATCTTGGGCAGCATTGGACCGTATGCACCCCTCATTGGCACAGGGCTGACGGTCGCGGGCAATCTGGCTGGTGGCGCCATAGCGAGTGGGGCGGCCAAGAGCGCCGCCAATACGCAAGCCGCCGCCGCCGCCGAGGCGAACCGCATCCTCCAGCAGCAGTATGAGCAGAGTCGGGCCGACCTGGCGCCCTACCGCGAGGCGGGCTACCGGGGGCTGGCGGCGCAAGAAGCACTCACGAATCAACCGATCGGCTTTGACCCGTACACGGCCACGCCGACGCTCGACCCGGCGCAGTATGCCTTTACGGCGCCTAATCAACCGCTCGACCCGGCGGCCTACAAGTTTGCGCCGACGACCGGGCAGCAAGTGCTCGATGACGACCCCGGCTATCAGTTCCGCTTGAGCGAGGGCATGAAGGCGCTGCAATCGACCAATGCCGCCAAGGGCGGGCTCCTCTCGGGGGGCGCCGTCAAAGGGGCGCTGAAATACGGGCAGGGGCTGGCGAGTCAGGAATACGAGAAGTCGTATGCGCGTGGGCTCGCGCGCAATGAGCAGG